GTATCATCGTATGTGCTAAATGAACCGTCTTCATTCTGCGCAAGTGTCATTCCAGTGCTCATTTCTTAATTCTCCTTATATGGTTCTGGATAGTCCATCCATGCAACTACTGTTCCGCTTAAAAATTTTTTATCCGTTCTCCAAATTCCATCAGTAGTATGTGCCTGCTCTACTAACACTGTCCCATCATCGAACACAACAGTAGCAATCACATATTTAGATGTTTTTTCGAACATTCCTCTTTTCCAGTTATTTGTTCCTTTGAATTTTGCAAATATGGAATCGTGTTCTTCCGGTAATCTCTCACTGACTGGAATCCAACCATTTTCTTTCTCGTCATCCATATTTTCGATATAATCCATGATTTTAAGTCCCAACTCGTAAGCTGTTCCCTCGAAAGGTCTTCCATAAGGATTTATTGTCCTTTTTATGTAATCGTATATTTTATGTTTATCGCTCATGCTTCCACCTCGCTATCCTCTGGCATCTGGAATATCATTTTTTTCATAAAATCTTTTCTAATAGTTTTTGCAATTAATGTATTATCTTTTCCCCTCTGAGATTCACTAGCCGATTTGCAGACATCAGGAAGGAGAATTTCATTTAATTTTGCATCTGCATATGCTTCCTGAATCATATCCAGTACCTTCATGGCTTTTGCTTTGGTGGAATATTCTCCTAAAACAAAATATCCTCCACTTCTTTGCGCATCCTGCCAACTCCAACATATAACTTTTAACGAATCTGGAAGCTTTAGATTGACTACAATGTTTTCAAACTTTACTAATGCTGTTTTGTCCTGACTTCTGATTAACATTTTGCGTCCTCCTTGTTTACTCTTTTATTCCATATTTCAACAGCTTCCTTCCAATCCCATGTGTCTGTGCAAAATGTTAATCCACATTCACAGTGAATGGCTATTGGATTTCCCCCACTGTCAGGATCGTAAAAAGACGGTGCCCAGTCTCTTTCTGGAATGTATACATTTTTCTCTGTATCTATCTCTTTTCCGCAAAACGGACAAGGTTTTAATTTCTCCATTTTCATCCTCACTTTCCATATCTTTTCAAAATCTCTGCAACTGCATTAATATGCTCTGACAGTGTATCTAAATCTTCGTCTTTGATTGCTCTCAGCCCACGTCTCGACTTAAAATCTTCGATAGCATATACGCCATCTTTGATTGCTTTAAACTGCTTCGCCATTTCACTTTCTTTTATGGCATCAGAATCGTATTTATAAAACACTTCATATTTATCGTGCTCTCCAAACTTGTCAGTTTCAATTTTGGTTCGTTTAGGAGTTATACGAACGATCTTTGCAGGATACACCATGACGTGTCTAAACCCTATTCCGAATCCACTCCACACTTCTCTTGCAATTCCAACCACGTCTCCGACTTTTAAATCATCTTTACTTATCGGATTTAATTTTCCCATTTCCATCCTCACTTTCCCCATGTACCAACTGACACGCTATTGTGCAGTTGGTACATGATTTTATACTCCCATCTTCTTAACCAGATTCTTATTCATCTCATCGAATCTTACATCTGTGTTCTCTTCAATGTCTTGTATCATGCTCAGAACGCTCATTTCGCCCCTGTTTGCCATTTCAACGTACTCATTGGCAGTTTGTACGACTGTGAGTAAACGTTTCGTAGAAAAGCCATATAAACGCCTCAGAGCCATCATGGTTGTAACGGTGTTGATCGTGTTGCTCCAATCCTCGCCAACGGTGAATCCATCTTCGTAGGCTTTCTGTTCCATGTCTTTAAGCTGACTCTGGCAGTTCTGCATGGCTCGCCCAAACGCCTGAGCTACCTGATTAGGAGCCTGAACAGGAAATCTGGTCTTTTTCTTGACTTTTAACTTGCTACTCATTTTTCTTTCACCTTTCTGAACTTGTATCCTGTCACTCGGTACGCTCGTGGCGCGCCGGGGTTGTCCGTCTCAAGCAATCCGCATTCCAGTAATTCACCGAAATGATTCTGCACGGTATGGTTAGATATGCTCAGCCCTGCTACGATGTCTGGAATGCTTGGCGGATAATCATGCTCTTTCAGATATCTTACGATGTACAGATATACGTCTTTCCTTGTCTGAATACCCTCATAGTACTTTCTTGCTGTGTTATATGGCATTTCTCTCACGCTCCTTTCTGTGAGTATCATCAGCCCATTTGACAAAAGCCATTGTTAGATAGTCAACCAGACTGTCTGGATACACTTCGCGAAGCTCATTTGCTCTTTCTGTCAATGCGTGCCAGTATTCGTCGTTGTCCTCAATGCCATAAAATTCTTTTATTGTCTTCCAAAACTCCGGCATGAACTTATGCATGATCGGAATATCTTTAGCTTCTACTTTCAATCCCTCACATCCTTTTTTGTATACAATATTCTGCACACTGTATACGCTCTTTTAATTTTTAAAAATTATTATATATTATATATATTAGGTATATAATATGAGTAACCGATAGTAACCGAAATGTAACCGTCCAAAAATCCGCAAACCATTGATTTTACTGCATAGTAACCGAGTAACCGAGTAACCCTGACTTTCTCATATAGGGAAACTTTTATACTCAATATGTGTATATAAATACTCATATATATATATGTAGAATCAAAGGTTACCTAGGTTACCCGGTTACCTTTTGGACGAATTGTTTGTCAATCAAACACAATATCATCCGTAATCTCAAAATCATCATTGCAATTCACGAATCCTTTTGGAATTTCATCTACAATTTTCAAGAACACGCATTTGGTGACAATTCCGTCCAGCTTCTTCGCTTTGGTCGGATAACCCCTGCTGTCGGTTTCCACAAGCCCCTTCTTAACAGCCCATGACAAGAATGCCTTTCTGGAGAATTTTCCAATTTTGCACAGATCATCAAACGCTGCGCTATAGATTATTGCGGTTGACGTCTTCTCTACCAGATCGTTGTCAATAACTCCCCATCTTTCTGTCTTGACATCCGGGTTATCATCGAATTTAATTCCATTCATGGCAATCTTATCAACCACGAACCAGTAAGCACGTTCATTTTCAGACACCATTTCTTTCTCTGTCAGGAGACTCTTTGCTGTCTCAATGTCAATGTACTGACCATCATGGAATAGCTGATCTGTTGCAATTTTATCTGCTGCCAAAATAATGCTCATCGAAATGCTCTGCTTCTGCATCTTGTCATCGTCCTGTATAAGCCCCTGATAGTGCTTTTGTAGGGCTTTTATATCATCAATGGACATTTCCTTGACTGCGTTCACAAAATCAATTCCTGCATATCCGTAGTTCTTTTTAAGGGTATCTGCGGTGAGCTGCGGATCATCAAAAATCTTTTCAGAACACTCAACCTCAATAATTCGGTTAATTGCTCCGCCTTGGCTGACATATCCGGCAAGCGGACGCTCACCATTGGTCAGAATGCAGTTCTGCCAGCGGTTCTCCCGATTCACGCCCAGTTCCTTGTTAGAACGGCTCTTTCCTTTCCCTGAGCATAAATCGTATACAATCCCTTCAAAGTTATCCCTGATCTTGGCAGATACCTTGGAAGTATCATCCAGAATTAGCGGAAGATTGTTGAGCATATCAGACTTTGCTTCCAGAGCCACATCTGTTGTCTTGAAGTCTCCTATGTATCGTGATTCGCCTGGATTCGCCCAGACAGAAGCTCCCAACATAAGTGTTACGGTCTTGCCGCCCTCAGTTTCTCCCCAGAGGTCTACAAAGAACGGAAGGGCACCGACCAGTTTGATCAGAATACTAGCGAAGCTTGCAGCCAGCATGATTTTCGGCTCTATTCTTCCAGTAGCACGAACCTTCTTCACGTGCTCATACCATTCTGTTCTGCTGCCACCTACGCTGATACTTTCGTACAGTTGCCGGAACCTCATATCTCCATCGAACACAATATCTTTGTCATAGGGAAGAAAATAATCCCTAATCCACCCGATTTTACTGGAGGAATACTGAATGTTGATATAATCGTCATTTGCATTCTCGACATCTGACAGATATCGTACAAGAAACTTCGCATTCTCAGATGTCACTGAAATCCCAAGCGCAGATAAGCCAACGATTTTAGTAGATGATGCAACCATGGTTTTTGGCACAATAACCTCGGACCATTTATTATTCCTCTTATAGATTAGCTTTATCTGTTCTTCTCCGGTCTCCAGATTCTTCATTCGTTCAATCGGAAGAATAGGATGATAACAGGCTATAATGTCCGGCGATCCTGGATTCGTGTTTGAAATTCTAATTCCATCATCGTCCGCCACCCAGTTGAGACACTTCATTCTGTCATATTCACAATCAGAAAAATTAGTCCACTGGTCCAGCATAGACAACGTCCTGTTACTTTTCTCTTTCTCGATCATCTGCTTCTGTACTTTGGTGTAAGCTTTAAGCAAATCTTCAAATTTTTTCTTTACGCCAAGCTCCTTAGCTCTGTCCAGAAGAGTCAGTGTAAGACGTGCTTTATATATTTCATCTTCCTGACTGAATATCTCGTCAAACACATCTTCTCCCAGAATAGAATCTTTTGTGAGCTTGTTTATCATTTCCACGTGTTAATCACCTTCTTCCAGTCCTGTTATGAATCCATGGTGATATAGCGCAAGTTGCAACCTGTTCCATGTTTCACACCATCCGTCAGATAATGGTTTTACCCTGTCAAGGATAGCCCGGTAGAAATCTATATCAGACAAGCATTCTTGCAGTTCAACCTTTTTCTTCTGTTCTTCCTTCTGTCGCATTTCCATCTGCTTCTGATGGTGATATATTGCCATTCTGGAAGAGAAATTTGGCTTTTGGTAAGTTCCTCCGAGTAAGTTAAAAGCTGTCTTAAAATCGCAATTATCCATGTTCTGAACGAATGTAAATATGTCACCAGTTGCACCACATCCAAAACAATAATAGCTGTCTTTGTAGATTTTCATGGATGCAGTACGATCTCCGGTATGAAATGGACACTGAACAAATCCTGATCTGTTCGGAACCATTCCGTATCTACTCAGAACATCTCTCATACTGTTTTGCTGCTTGATTTCTTCTTTCGTCATGTCAGTAACTCCACGATTCGCCGTCCAGTCTCTTCTTTTGTACAGAATTCAAATCTGACGCCGTATTTATCTCTGATCGTACATAGAGATTTATATAGTTGACATCCATCAACAGCCTTGTCAGATATCACAGTCTTTACCTTTTTACCGTTTACCGTCTTCCAGATGACTTTGTGTTTTCGGGGATTCTCCCAGAAATATACGTCACCAACTGATTTAATATCTGATCCATGTTCACATAGGATAATCAACTGAATACCTGCTTCACGCGCTCTGATAAGCTCTGCTTTGAATCTTTCATGCTGCTGGCAGACATTTCCACAAAGCTCTTGTAAATCCTTTTTACGGTCAATACAGAGTTTTGCATTATCCAGCGATTGATAATCACCGCAATACAATTTAGAGCGAAAATACTGCACTCCAAGGCTATCAAACTGACTCTGAATCCGTTCCCATTCTGATTTATGTTCCCTTGTGTCCACTTGTATAACCATTAAAAACACATCCTTTTAATTGAATGGAAGTTCTTCATCAATTCCATCTGGAATACTCATAAAGTCCGTACCTGCCGGATTTGTTCCCATGATAGTTTCTTCTTTCAGATGATCGTCATAGGCTTTTGTGGTGCGCTCTTCTGGGATGTCTGCATCCTTAATTCCCTCAATACTTCGGAACCATGCAAGCTTGTGACGTTTTACTTCCTTATTATCGTACCAGTCTTTTTCAAGACGGAAGATGCCGCCAATCAACTTGCCTTTGAACTGCTGCCCGAAGTTATCACCCCACTTAACAGCAAATCCCGGATTCGACTTTTCTACACATGTGATAAATGTTTTAAGGTTACGGACACCGTAATCTACGCTTTCGTCAATAACCATATAGTTAGTGCCGGCATTCGGATATTTCTTGTCTGGACGGATATCATTCTCGAACTGTTTCATAAAATATCCGGCCTGTTCGTCACCGTCGGCAAAATCAAACAGAATAACGAGCATATTTTTAGTTTTTCCCTCATTGTCTGGTTTTGACTGACGCTCTGACACCTGTTTAATAATCATCTTATGACCGCCGAGCTTAATCGGTTCAAATTCTCCTGCTGCCTGTGTAGTATCGTAATTATTTGGCTTCTGCATTGTCTGTTCCTCCTAATTCATAATAATCCCTGATAACCTTGTCGACTTCTGCGAGGTCATTATCAATAGTTAAACTGTCAAACATCCCGATCGGGGACTTGCTTACCGCTCCCTGACTGGACTGGGTGACAAATAAGTGCTTACCACTCTCTTCGATGCAGCGAAGAACGATGGTAAACATACCTTCGATGCAAACCTTTTCGTCCAGAAGCTTTCCGATGGTCTTAGGCTTTACTTCCCCGGAATCATCTTTTTCTTCGTGCATCATAAGGTAAACAATTTTATTCTGCGGCACTTTCGTGACAATAAACTGGATAAGATTCCAAAAATAGTCTCCAATATCATTGTACAGAGCGAACACTGCATTACCTTTTCCAGCAGAAGCGTGTCCCTTCATGAAATGATTCGTGATAAGATATCCTGCATCATCAATCACAATTGAATCTGCTTTTGATGCGATCAGACACTTCATTACCTGTTGGTAATCATCTGTAAACCATCCGTCAATCTTTCCTTTAAACGGAAGCGGTTTATTTAATATTCTGATAAGATTCCAGTCAGAATTCTGGCAGTTTCTAAGACTGGTACTCTTGCCAGAACCAGATTTTCCAATAATTAATACGGGTGTTGCCATTACTATTCCTCCTTGTCATAAACCACATGCTTACTACCCTCAATAATCAGCAAGCTTGCAATATCTTTCATTGATAAGGTCGATTCGTTATAGATTTCAACCAGTGCGTTGTATGCGTCTGATGATACTTTTACAGCCGGATTGTCCTTTCCGGTTGCAGGTTGCTTCTTCCTTGCCGGAATACGGATTTCAAATTCACTCACTGATACTTTCCTCCTTATATGATTTTTGAGCCGTTAAAAGCCCATTTAAAGTCTGTACATAACTTGCCAGCGTTCTCGCCTTATACTGCTCTTCTATCGGATTATCTGGAGCAAGTGCAAGCTGAACATCAATCAACCTCAAGACTTCCTGTATTCTTTCGTTCATAGACTGGCTCCTTTAACTGCTTAAAAAAACAATAGATTGTGTCTGACTTATCTCCCATGCCCGGAACCGTCTTACCGTTCTGAATGGAATCAGCGGCGTGATACTCAAGATGGTCGATAAACATGTCTGGATTCTCCCAGTCAACAATAGGCGCATTTCGCTTATTCAGTTCCTCTAGCAAGATATTTACTGCAAGAACCATATTCCATTTTGGAAGAAGCCTTAATTCTTCAAGATTCATAGTGGACACCTCCCATTAATAAGAAGCTCCAGAAGACATTTCTTTGCGTTTTCATAATTCTGAGATTCAGACTCAAAGTCGTAAAACTGGCACAATGTAAAATGTTTTACGATCTCCCTTGCATCATTAAAAACGCAAATATAAACTCTGGATATGTCGTCACACGCCGTATAGTCAAAATTCACATGCGCCGTTGTTTCACTTGAAACTCTCAGGCACAATTCAAATAATTCCTTAATTTTCTCTTCATTCATTTTTTTCTCCTTTCATAAATTTCCTATCAGAATCAGGCTTATGGTTGCTGCTGCCAGAATCCGATCAAGTCCATTTGTCCACTCCCATACTGGAAGAAATGTTGAAAGGATCCCGATTGCTATTGACATCAAAATTTCTCGTTTACGATATTTCTTCATTCGTACCCCCCTATCTAAGAAATACCCATGCTGCATTCGAAAGAATCAATGCCGCCATGGTAATTCCCCACGCACAGAACCATTTCTGCGTCTGTTTCTTGGCTTCTCTTACGACTTCCACTGCGTAGAAGTTTTCAAAATCTTCAAAGCTGGTTACTTTTGCGTTATCCATTGTGCTTTTACCCTCGGTTTTCTTCATAAAAAATCCTCCTGTTCTCTTGCGAAATACAGGAAGAAATGTTATGATTGTCCTGTAATCCGCTAAGGCTGTTTTAGTGGTTTACGGCTCCGGGGTGGAGGTTTCAGCTCCCTCCGGGGCGCTTACGTCAAATTTGCTTCTTTTCTTCGATAGTAGCTCAAGATGATTCTTGAACACTCATCTACAATCTTCTGATTGTCTTCCGGTGTATTATCTTTGCAGTAATCGTCATGTATTCTGATTACCCCAGACCCTTTTTTAATTGTTTTGATTACTGCCATCAGTAAACCTCCTTTTATGCATTCACTATGTTAAGATATGCTGCTTGCTTCTTCTTACTTCTGGTCAAGATCATCAGTTCTTCTCAAATAATGTCTTGCCATTCAGATTAGCTCGAAATGCATATTTATGGTCTTGATATTGGCTCTCTTGAAGAATTTGAGATAAAATGTCGTTTGGAGTAACCAATTGACATGTAAAAGTAGCTTGCGGACATTGAAGTTGTGACTCAATATCTGATATTCTCTTTTCGAGAGAGCGAATCTTTTTTCTGGTTGATTTTTTCATGCCTTTCTCCTTTCTGCTGATAAAATTTCGTGTTATACTCTCCTGTAAAGGAGAGATGTTATGGAAATTTCTGGTTCACAAATCAAATTGTTAAAACGTCTTTATAAAACTGATATACCGTTGTCTGATTTTTCCGATTCGGAAAAATGGGAAATAGAATATCTTGGGAAACGCGGGTTCATTAAATACAGTAAAGAAGATACCGATTCAAGAATCACACCAACCATTGTCTGCATTCAGTCAGCTGGAAAAGCTTTTTATGATTCTTATGTAAGAGACCGCAGACGGTGGTATATCCCTGTTGTTCTGTCCATTGTTGCCATCGCAATCAGCTTATTTGCACTGTACAAATCTGGACAGGTAATCAATGTTTACATTGACGAAAATAAAATGAATACGGTCACAGCTGAGAATCCTCCGGCAAATGCAGATAACAAATAGGGAAAATTCGGATATCTGTAAATGATTGGCAATCCGTCACCATACTTGCGCAACGCTCTGTGTGCTTGTCTAGCCATTTTCCCATGTGAATAATGAGGGTCACTGTTTATGGAATCCAGAATTTCCCATTTTGTCATGTTGTCATATTTTGACGGTGTTCTGTGGAACATTTGTTTTCACCTCCCTACCTTGACTTTTCATATTTATTCTCCTATCCTTTAAGCACAGGCACCGACATGCCGAGTATAACGAAAGGGGAATTATATGGTTGAAACAATTACACGACTGTATCATTGCCACAAGATTCACAAGCACGTGAACGTTTGTGAAGAGTATGAGGTTTCTGGTAACAGTCGCCGCCTACTGCGGTGCTCATGTCCATATCATCAATACACGGAAATGAAGCCGCACTGTGATGGGTATAATGACCATGGTTTTCAATGTGGTTATGCAAAAAATCAATAACCAAGCTCACTAACTCATCTGGTCGCTCACTTGGCGATAGGTAACAGTAAAGCCGTAGGTCACATTTGCAACAGTCTCCACCAGATTCTTTGCAGTGTTGGCTGACGGCTTTGTTAAATTGTAATGCGTCCATTGTTTTCACCTCCTATTCTGGTAGCATTATTGCGACTGCTGTGTAAAAAAAATATCTATTGCTTCATCTCTACTTAAAGGAACTGCGCTTACAATTCCGTGAATTTCACCGATTGTAAACTTCTCTCCACCATCTTTCAGCTTGCGGTAAAAAGTGCTTCTATCCATACCAATTGCACTTGCAACAGCTTCTTGAGTGTTTCCATGTTCAACAATTTTACCTTTAAGTCTTGCTATATTTACAACCAAAAGCGTTACCTCCTTTCTAGTAGCATTATTGCGACTTTGTGATTATATATTACCTCTTGCAGTCGCATTTGTCAATATAAAAAATCGCATTTTTGCAATTATTTTTGTTGCATTTTCGCAACATTGGTGGTATTATATATTTCAGAAAGGAGGTGTACCAAATGTCGAAAACTGGCGAACAAATAAAAAAGAGAAGAAAACAGCTTGGCATGAGTGCTGATGAGCTTGCTGAAAAGTTGGGCGTATCAAGATCTACTATATTTAGATATGAAAAGGGAGATATTGACAAGGTTCCGGCAGAATATGCAAAGCCATTAGCAGATGCACTCTGCACTACTCCAGCATATTTAATGGGATGGGAAGATAATTTAGAAACCGAAACAGATTTCATCCCAAAACTTATGACTGACACAATATCTGTAGAGCATGTTAAGCTACTGCTTGAACTAAGTGACACTGATAAAAAGAGTGTTTTCGACATGATTGAATTTCTTTACAAAAAGAGCAGGGATTAATCTCCCTGCTTTTTTAATAGCCCCATTGTTTTTTAAATGAAATAATCATGTTATACAAAAACTTCATAAACTTTTCACTATCTATCTTTTGTATCATTTCAATAATCTCTTTCTTATAATCCATAATAGCCCTCCCTGTCGCAACTACCGCCTACACTACAGTATATGTTCGGCTGTGGGAAATAGAACCGAACATTAGTTCACTTTTGCTATTATATCACTAATGTTTGCCCTTGGAAACTGCCAGATATACACCGATATGTTTATGATTGCATAGAAATTATTCGTAACATCAAAGATATAGTCTTTTCTGTTTAGTGGCAGAGTGAATAAAAACGGCGGCATGGTCTGCTTTATTTCATGGGTGCTATTCTTATGTAGGGTAGAAGATCTGTACGCATTTTGGACAGAATACACTTCTGACTCTTCACGGATATAATCGTCTACGCACATTGGTAAATAAACAATGTAATTAAGCAAAAGCACAGCTCCTATTATAATTAGTATCTTTTTGATTATTTTCATTTCACAAATCACCTAAAAACGTCTATTTACAACTAAATTTAACGATGCTATAATAAAAATAGCATATTTAAACACTTTTTTTTGCAAATGGCGAAAACAACGCCCATAAGGGAATGATTTGAATGAAAATTGCGATTTGTGACGATGATAATTTACGAATTGAGATTTTCAAAAATAGCATTGACCGATATCTAAAAGAGCATGGTGATGGTGGATATACATTAACTACCTACACCAGTGGAAAGCCTTTGATCGACGATGTTTCAGATGGTGAATGGTATGACATAATAATTCTTGATGTCTCCATTAACGGAGAAAATGGTATAGAGATTGCCAAAAAATTAAGAAAAATCGGATACTATGGAAATATCACTTTTTGGACAAAACACAAAGAATATGTATTTGATGCACTTGATGTGCTACCGGTTCATTATATCATTAAAGGCTCTGAGCATGGAAGAATGTATTCAGTTGTTGAGCAGACTCTTGAAAATATCCGTGAAAAAACGCTTACCATCAAGAACAAGGACTACTTTCACAGAGCTGAATTCCGGCATATTGAATACATCGAAAGCCAGAACAAATACATAATGATCCATTGCACGTGCGGAATATCGCACAAGGAACGAGGAAAGCTCAATGATATCGAAAAGAGTCTTGACGGAAGATTTTTGCGCTGCCACCAGAGCTATATAGTTAATATGGACGAGGTAAGCGAAGTAAGCCATTTTTTTACGATGGTATCTGGCGCGATTGTCCCGATCAGGCAAAGAGAATTTGCAAAAATAAGAGAAAAATATGAAAACTACGTCATTGGAGGGAAATAAAGCATGAGCGAAGAAAAAACAAAGAAGTGCAAACATTGCAAGATGGACATTCCAAAAGATGCAAAAATATGTCCACATTGTAGAAAGAAACAAAAAAGCGGAATATTAAAATGGGTTGTATTAATACTTATCATAGGAGTGGTTATCGGTGCTGTCACAGGCGAAGACAAATCCGTTGATAGTACGGCAAAACAAACAGAAGCAACTGCTTCAGACAGTCAGAAACAGGGATCTGAGTCAATCGAATATACATCTGTATCTGTAAACGACATGATGACCGCACTTAACGACAACGCAATGGGAGCATCCGACAAATACAAAGGAAAATACCTTGAAATTACAGGAAAGCTTACAAACATTGATGCGGCTGGAAAATATATTAATCTCATGGCTGATGGTGATTTCGAAATCATTGGCGTTCAGTGTTACATCAAAAATGATGATCAGAAGGCAAAAATATCCTCTCTTACAAAAGGCGATACAGTGACATTAAAAGGAAAATGCACAGATGTCGGAGAAGTCCTTGGATATTCTTTTGATATTACAGAAATAGAATAAATATTAAAAAAAAGAACCGGCTCTCGCTACCAACGAGGACCGGTTTTTTAAAAATAAGACAATTCCAGAGAAAAATCTTACCTACACATTAAGTATATCATCTCCGGGATTGCCGTACAAGTGTAAAAAAGGAGAATGATAAAATGAACGAATCAGTATGTATCTATTTGAGGAAATCCAGATCCGATCGGGAAGCTGAAGCACATGGAGAGGGCGAAACTCTTGCCAGACACGAACATATCTTACTGGACCTTGCGAAAAGGCAAGGTTATAGCATTGGTGCCATCTACAGAGAAGTAGTTTCCGGTGAAACAATCTCCGCGCGTCCAGTCATGCAAAAACTTCTTCACGAGGTAGAATCCGGTATGTGGGACGGTGTTCTGGTTGTCGAAGTAGAACGTCTTGCCAGAGGTGACACTATCGACCAAGGCGTTGTGTCCAGAGCTTTTCAGTACTCTGACACGAAGATTATTACTCCAACAAAAATATACGACCCAAACAATGAATTTGATGAAGAATATTTTGAATTTGGACTTTTTATGAGCCGTAGAGAGTATAAGACCATTAAGCGCCGATTGAATAATGGTAGAATCTCATCCGTAAAAGAGGGTAAATACTGTGGTAACAAACCACCTTACGGATACGAAAGAGTAAAACTCGAAAAAGAAAAAGGTTATACTCTCAGACCTGTTCCGGCTCAAGCCGAGATCGTAAAGATGATATACACCTGGTATGCCGGTGATGGCTGCGAACAAATTGGAGTTGCGAAGATTGTACGGAAACTAAACGACATGGGAATAGAATCTGCACTAGGTGGTGACTGGACTCCTGCCAGTATACAGGGAATCCTGACAAATCCGGTATACATCGGAAAAATACGATGGAACGGGAGAAAAACTGTAAAGACTATACAGAACGGGCAAGTGGTTAAGACACGCCCACGATCCAAGGATGTCCTTATCTGCGAAGGATTGCATCCGGCTATTATATCAGACGATCTGTATAATTCTGTGCAAGAGATACGCAAAAAGAATCCACCCCGTCCAATCAGCATAAAAAACACAGTTCGCAATCCGCTTGCCGGAATTGTCTATTGCAGCAAGTGTGGTCGCGCCATGGTTCGCCGTCCTCATCAAAAACGTGGACAGGAAGATACTCTCATGTGTCCATATACGTCTTGCTCTACAGTGAGTAGCAAATTATCTCTGGTTGAAAAGGCTGTGATTGATGGGATCAAAGAACTAACAGAGAAGTATAAGCTGAACAATGATATTAATGTTCCGTCTAATACAATCAATTCCGGCATAGTATATAAGCAAAATCTTATACGTGAAAAAGAAAGTGAACTGGAAAGCTTAAATGTCCAAAAAGCAAAACAATATGATCTACTTGAACAAGGAATCTACACCACAGAAGTCTTCCTTGAACGTTCCAAAACCATAGCTATATCTATCCAATCATGTTCTGATACTATTACGAAATTAAGAGGAGAAATCAAACACGATGAAAATATTATGGTACAACAATCAGATTTCGTTCCACGCTGTGAAGAATTGCTTAATAACTATTGGGACCTTAACATGGAATCACGAAATAGAATGCTCAAGAATCTGGTTGAAAAAGTCGTCTACTCGAAAAATATAAAAAACACTTACGGCAAAGGTAACGAGATTAATTTTGAGCTAGACATTTTCCCAAAAATTCAAGAAAAATGATTAATGACATCTTCTATGTGCCAGTTCGCCAGCACATTCATGTTATCATTAATTTTAAAAAGAAACTCCCGGGGAAGTAACCCCGGGATATTTTTATACTCTCTGAATATCTTTCACAGCCACAAATCCGTAGTACTTGCCTGCAATGCGGACATAGTACCATGAAGCACCGTTTACTGCTTTCTGAGTGAAATTCATCACGTCAACAAGGTTGCCTTTCACAAGCTTAGGCCATTTCTTAATAGACGGATAGTTGCCACCGGCCCACGTACGTACAACCGTAGATGTCACAGATACTTTTCCGACAAAGAGACGCTGCGTCTTGTTCTGCTTATTGGTGATTGTGGTCGGTTTGTTTTCAGCTCCGTCAACTTGCAAATACTTAGTTGCCGCCCATCCAATGCCAATACCTGCAACTTTAACCTTTGTCCACATACCGGATTTCTCACCGTTAATTTCTACGCGATTTCCCTTGTTGATCTGTCCGAGAACATATCCGTTCGGTGTTTCACGGATGTACAGATCGTCAACCGTGGATGTGGCTGTGCCGGTTGCTTTCCATGTTTCTGTAACAGTTTTCTCCTCTCCCCAGTCAATCCAAACATAACCGTCAATAGCGGAATCTGTAAGCTTATACTGTTTATTTCGACATGCGCCGCCATTGGCAACAACACCTGCCACGCTGGATGTGTTACCCTCATTGGTGTAGACATAGGTTTTGTTGTATTTCCGAACAGAGCCGACATGGGAACCGTTACGGAATATAATCAACGCACCTACTTTTGGCGATTTGTGCCATGTTCCATTAGCTTTGGCATGATTAGTGATGGATACGCAATTGTAGAATCCACCGCCCATGATCTGTAATGCTTTTGTAATACCTAAGACTTTCGCCAACTTCCAGAACTGGTATTCCGCGCACCATGGCTGTCCCTGACATCCCGGTTGCCCCCAAGAATCTACATCACGGGCAAATTTGGTATAATTGTTATATCCTGCATTCTTTTTAAAATCATCCAGATAAGCATTGCTTTTCTTTTCAAGGTACCCGCCATTGGATGCGTAATAATCACCGAGATCGGTAAATTCCTGTAATTTTGTTTTTGCCACTGTCATTGCCTCCTTTTTTGCATATTTTCGAATCATCTCGATGACTTTCTTCTGCCTTGTCGTATAGTCACCAACCTGATTCGGTCTCGGGTCTACTGGGTCTGTGCATAATGCTGCATAGATGGTTTCTGAAGTATAAGGCTTTTTGGCCTTACTCAGGATTCTCTGCAATGCAGATGCGCCGCCCTGATGAATAATGTTGATGCATTCCATCATGGCATCGTCCGGCATGGTCCCGTATTTCTTCGCGATACTTTCAGAATACTCGGCAATCTGTTCTTCCATCAACTCATCCTGACACTTGATACCGAGATCAGAACTGATAATAGAAATGATACATTTCGCTTTTGCGGATGACGGGGAAATTGCATAGGTAGACCAGTTCTTTTTCAACAGGTCGGATTCAAGCCCCTGAGTGTCCATTTTTTTGAATAGTGCCGGATTTCCTCTCTGTATTTTCTGTAAGAGTCGTTTGGCTTCGCCTGCATACCACTGACCAGCTCCGATAGTGATTGCTTTTTCGTTCGGAGTGTTTGCACCGGCACCAATGAACGCATTGTAACGTTGATTTCCATATACCTGTCCACCGGTTTCAACCGCATATAAGATTTTCCTAAGTACTGCGATATTTTCTTTTAGCATTCTTTTGCCCTCTCTTTCTAAAATTCAGCAAACTGCAAAACAAGAAATGCTGCATCGGTGCTATGTGCACGGTTCGACTATTAGTCAGGAATCCGTTCTGGTACTGGTACATTTGATATTTTGCAGTTTGTGAAAGTTTAATTATTTTTTTACATACAGAACTTTTGCGTAACAATTCACAGTGACACTAGAAGACGTAGGACTTCCGACATCTCTTACAGTAACGTGAGCTCCGGCACTATCAACATACATACCAGTTGGAGCTATCCAGGAACTGGAAAAGCTACACTGCACGATCCCAATTGCAGTGTATCCTGTCAATGCTATATTTGAAAATAGTATATCGCCACCACCATTTGAGAGAGTGACGGATTTAGAAAATGTTTTAATCATTACATAATCCGTCAACTTCGTGTTTAGCGAATTGATCCCCAGCTTCTCCTTCAGCCATGTGATCAGTTGCGACACTTTTGTTTTTTTCATCACATTTCCAGTCGCATTAAGGAAATAATCTGTATCTGCTGGTGCTGCATTGTCAATGAATGCGCTGATTTTCTTTGAATCTAATGCATCTGCCATATTATTCACCTCTCATTTCTTTTATAATTTTTCTCAGTTCTTTAATATCCTCTTTTAGGTTGTCTATTTCGGATTTTTGCTGTTTGAGCATCGCGAACATTGCCGGAACCATAATACGTTCATTCCAGTTCTCGGGTTTTCCGTCTATATGATCGACTGCCAGAGGAAAATATTTGTCAACGTCATCGGCATTGAACATCGGAAAATCTATTCCTACGCGCTCATCATGTTCATCAAGATAACCGTCTTTGTATCGCGCCATTATCGGTTTGATATTATACAAATTGTCGATAAATTCTTTAGACAGTTCTGCTCCAAGTATTTTGTAGCGTTCGGATGAAGAGCTGAATCTGGATAATTGGAAAGTATGCATGTCGATGTAACAGTTGTATCCCGCTGTGACTGTTGGATATTTGTGCAATATAATGCCACCGCGGAAATCCACTTCTTGATAATATGTTACATAAGTGTCATATTGGTCTGGAGTATTCGCCATAGTCACTACATCTTTTATTTCAAGACTGTCAAGCTTTACTTTTCCGGATCCACAATAAATCTCGTCACAAGAAAAATAGGCTGTATACAATTCTCCAAATGTTGCTTCAAAAATAAGTCCACCATCGTCACTGAACCGGGAATAAAAAATTCCTCTATCATCTTCAATGATGATAATTTCATCATCATCCGATAAATTTGTTTTGCCTTCAACAGGATGAATGGAAGCGCCGTCAAAAAGAAGTCCTGAATACGTCTGGGATACTGTAGTGTCAGGATTTAATGGATTTTCATACACGACAAGTCCATTGTAATTTAATGTTGCTTTTACCTTGCCCTCATCGTCGTAAATATGTAAAACACCATTTCCATTGTTTTTTCCGCCCAGTTTCAACAATCCGCCCATTGCGGCACTGAACGAAATGTACAGTTCCCCGTCTGCGCCTTTGTAAATGCCTTTCCATTGCCCGTCATTGGTCAGAAGCTTCAAAATATCGTCCTGTGTCAGAGCCGTGACTTCTGTGATAACATCAAGTTTGACTGTGTCAATCAGATTTGTGGTTCCACCCGATGCGTACAAGCTGCACCGTAATCCTACGATATCTTTTGAGCGAGCACCAATCAGTGAACCATCGCTGTCTGCGATCAATACTCCATCAGAATCCGCAAAAATGTAATCTACATAGTAGTTAACACTGGTCTCATCTGTTACACTCGAATAAGCGGTCTCCCATGTCTTTCCATCGGACGTTTCCTCAATCACAAATCTTCCGGCGTAATCTGTTCTACCTGTGTTCTCGCCATCACGGTAGTACGCGCTAAATATCACAACATTTGGCGTTATGCTGTTTTCACTTTCTCTTTTCAGAATTGTTGTAGATGATTCTAACACGTAAGTTCTTCCGGGAGTGCCAGATTTCTGTTTAGAGACACTAAACCGTCTGGTTATGGCGAGAGCATTCAGATACACTGCTTTGATATCAACCCATACATTGTCTGCCGTAACTTCGCTAACAGTATAAGTGTGCGTAGCTTTATCCCAGATTCCGGTCACATTTTCAGATTCTGTGATCGTATAACTGCAATCGTCCGTTACGTCCATCGTGCCATACATTACCTGTGCGGTGGTCTGCACCTGTGGAAACTCTCCGGGAATGTTGCCGTTCTCATCAGTAGAAATCGCCTGATATTCATTCGAGAGCGTCATGGTCATGTTCTTAGCTGCTGCAACATTTTCATCCAGTTCTTTAATTTTGTCAGATAGGCTCACGTCTCCAATCATCAGATATTCTGGATTGATGTACACAGAATTTGTGTCCATGTTGACGGAAAAGATTATATTTCCTTGCCCGTCCTTAATAGTAAGTGCACCGGCGTTGATAAAATCCGCATTAATTCCCTCTGCGTATAACAATTTTGTTATCATGGTTCCGGTTAATTGGAAACCAAACGGATATGTTTCACCACCATCATTGGATACGCCAATGGCTTCTGCTGTAAATTTGATGACATTCTTAGATTCTGCGAGTGTAGGTTTATCATGCAGGTAAGTTATAAAGCTTCCATCTTCTTGAGGTACCGAAGTTTCGTACAAGCCAGAAGAAGTTTTTAAGGTTTCCTCCAATATCTTTACTGCTTTCTCTCTGGCTGATTGTTCTTTTTTTACCAAGCGTCTTGCTTCTACGATTGCCTTAGTGAATTCTGACTGAAACTTACTCATTCCTCTGATAGGGTCGTCGGCTTGAGTTTTTACAGTAGTTTTTCCATTAACAGAGCAAGAAACGTCCGTCAGCGGAGTGATATATCTATTCCATCTGCGGTCGTAAGTATACGCCATATCTCCAAACTCAATGAGCGGATTATACGCAAGTTCTCCCGACATATTGCGGAATTTGGCTCCAATTATGGAATCGCCGATTTGAGCAGCTACCGTCTCCAAGTCCGAATCCGTAACAAGGTCGTTCTCTAATTCAAGGACATATCCTGTACTTCCGTACATGGCTTCATTTTCTCTATTTTTTAGCTTGATTCCAGTGATTATAATATCATCACTAGAAACAGTTGGACTTGTAAAAAAGTCTTTGAGCTTTTCAGATGTGTCAGTAGCTGATTCAATCAGTGTCAAGAATCCATCACTATCAATTGCCCAGTTCCCTGTCGGACTGATAAAGCTCTCTGAGTCAATATTTGCGCCGCCTTTAAATATTACATTTCCATCAGCGTCCACTACTGCGCTGTAATCTTCTTGTACATTGGAAAAATCCCATCTAATAAACTGCAAGTATCCTCTGTTATCCAGACGGGCGTTCGCAGTCTCAAGCATTGCCGCCCATCCGAATAACTGGCGAAATGTCATATTCTCTGGAATCTCTGATATAATCAGATTACCATGCTGCATTGTTCCGCCAAATGGGATGCCGAGAGTTTCACACGCATCTCTGACAAGGGTCTCTACCGACTGTGGAAGAGCCAGATTAGATGCATAAGCCGCATTCGCTTTATACATATCATCAAGAGCCGTAAAATTAAGCGTTTCACCGTACTGCTCCGGTGTCGTGATTGTATATACGCCTTTATCGATGGTTTCGACTGTACTGGCGTCAATCTGCATTTTGAGATATGCATGGACTTTCGCTTGATAAAAATAATAATTCTTCCATTGATCCTGAGAGTTGTCTAATTCAAGCGTCATGGACTTGGATATGACACAACCAATTGGAAAACTGCTACTTTCAGCGCAATCAGAAAAGGTGCAGTTTTCACCCATAATTTCATCTTTTGCGGTTTTTACAGTTCCGTCAAGAAAGGTGATCTCCACTTCCTGCCAGACTTTCTTTCCGTCCTGTAGTTTTTGTTTAAATGCGTCTGATACATTAATCAAGTGGATTCACCCCCTGCATGTTACAAGATATCTTGGAATAGTATTCTTCACCAGGTGCCACACAAGCCAAGGAAAACGTTCCTTTTCCAACATAGAATGATTCTGTGCGCCAATCATGGTGTCTGATGGAATAGTGGTACAAATTAAAAGGTTCCCCATGTATTATTGCGTTTATAAGTTCTTCTGCTTCTGCCACCGGTATGTTGCTAGCCTCATAGCCATACTGAACAACTGTAAATAACGGCACCAATATGGCTTTTCCAAATTGCGTACGGTTACTTCCTTCTGAGTATGTTGTTTCAAAATTACACGTCATATCCTTGTCTGGCTGAGGCATGCGCTTGCCATTTATCTTATACCTATCCGTTATAGATTTACTCAATAATATAGATGCCATGCACTCACCTCCTATGCCAGTTCAAACGGATTTCTACCGCTTGTATCACGCCTTAACTTTGCTTCTTCGATAATTTCATCAAATACTGTTCTTCGGTTGATCTGAGCGGTAAAACGATAATTTCCACCGCTCTGCTGTCCACCAGTTTCCTCACGAACAATTTTTCTAAGCAGTGCTTCTGGTGTTTCAATGTTATTACCCTGTTTCTGGTCACCAAGCACAGCCAGAAATTCACTTCTTGGTGGAATAACCGCACCTTTTGCCAGATATGGAATAGTCGGTACTCTTGGAAAACTTGCACTGAACCCGATCGTCTTAGAGCCGAATGGTGTAGGTACTTTCCACGGACCGAAAGAGAATGCGGATTCAATTCCGCTGATCGCACCGTTCACCGTACCGATTGCGCCATTTACGATACCGATAACTTTGTTGAATATCTCTTTGACTTTGTTTTTGATTCCCTCGAACGTATCAACAACCTTGTCTCTTGCGCCTTTGAATTTATCAACGATTCCATCAACTATCCTCTTTACAACTTCTTTTATAGTAGACCATATAGCACTCCACTTTTCTTTTGCACTTGATTTTATGCCATTCCAGATAGAAACAATCTTTTCTGCCAAATTACTTAATTTTGATTTTATTCCATCGACGAAAGCTATGGTTTTGTCTTTAATCCAACTCCATACCGCACCTGCAACTTCTTTAATTTTGTCCCAGTTTTTGTACAGCAATACACCAATTGCGATACAAGCCGTTACTGCCACTATAAAAATTCCACCTGGTCCAATTGCCGTCGCAATAGCTTTAATACCACCAATGATTCCACCAGAACCGGTCATTAATGCGATAAGGCCTTTTCCAAAATCCATAATTGTTGTAATACTTCCACCGATACTTTTTGCCAGCCCTGCAATTTTTGCAGCCGCAAAAGCTCCGATCAGAGCTGCACCGAATGCTTCAATGATTGATTGATGGTCTGCAAAAAATCCGGCCAAATCCGATACCAGATTAATTACTGTCGGAATTCCGGTCTCAATCAGCCATTTGAGCATTGGGAGGACAATATTGTTATAGATCCATTCAAGAACATTTCCGATAGATTCCAGAATCGGTGCAAACGTACTGGTCAGATTGCTGATAGATTCCAGTAGAGGATAGAAATTAAGGTTCGCCGCCCATGTCGCTGTATCCTCTGCAATTTTCTCAACAAACTGCATAACTACTACAAGGGCATTTGCAATGTTCTGTATGATTTGTGTTCCGACATTGTTCTTATTCCACGCATCGGCAAAACCGGATGCAATATTCCCGATAGTTTTAAGCACGTTTTGAGCAATCCTCAGCATGGTCGTGAGCATTGTTGTACCTGTCCCATTTGTCCAGACTTCTACAAGACTTTTGCCTACACTCTTAGCGAGCTTTGCAATTCCCGACAAAGCAATGTTTGCCGCATCAATGGTGTTCTTGCCCTCTTTTTTCCAAGCGTCCTGAAATGGTTTCCAGAGTTTCTTGAGAAGGTCAGCAAGCTTCTTTGCGGAATCGCTAATCTTGTCAAGTGCGGTTTCGCCCTCTGCGAGATTGCCATAGTCCACATTTCCTACTGAACTCGGAAGACCACTGCTACCTGTTCCGCCACTTCCACCAGATGAAGATGGCGTGGAAGATGAACCACTACCTGTAGATGTGGCTTTGTGAACTTCATCAAGCGACGAAAGATAGTTTTTTGTTTCTTTATTTGCTTTTTTTGTAGCTGTTGCATTATCTTTATTGGCATCCGCCAATTTCTCTGCATTATCTGCCGCCTGTCCATACTGATCCGCTGTATCTGCGATTGCGTCTGTTCCGGCAAGACCTGCTCCACTTCCACTTGTCTGACCAGATGATTTCTTGCCAGTAATCAGTTCTGTGAAGCTTTTAAATGCATTCGCCAGAGTTGCCAGTTTACCTAGCAAGATATTAATAACTTTCAGAACAGGTGTAAAAATATTAATCAATCCCTGTCCGACTGTTGCTTTAAGAGACTGCAACTGCAACTGCATCACTCGTACCTGGTTCGCCCAGCTATCAGAAGTACGGATGAAATCACCAGATGCAGCCGATAACTGTTTCTGTACAAAAGCCAAGCGGAGAGCTACTTTCTCCTGTTCGGTCATTTCAGACGTGGTTTTGCCGTAGCCATTTGCAAGCGCATACTGGTCAAGTGCTGACTGGGTCATTATCACGCCGAGCTCCTTGAGTGTTTCCGTTTCACCCGTAAACACTGATTTCAGCTTGATGTAAGCCAAGTCCTGACTGATGTTATAGAACGATGCCACGTCACCAGTCAGCTGTGTCAGGGCCGTTGACATGTCGTAAGCCTGTGATTCTGAAAATCCGAACGACTTAGACATTGCTCCGAACGTTCCGACATACCTTTTGGCCATTGTTTCTGACAGTCCGGCTGAGGTCATGGCATTCTTTGCGAATTCATTGACCTTATCCGACATGGTGGTAAATGTAACATCAACCACGTTCTGTACTTCTGTGAGGTCGGAACCAAGCTCTATAGATTCTTTACCAAATTGAATTAGCTTGCCAACAGCAAAAGCAGAGCCAACCAGAAAGCCGATTCGCTTTACTATCGTTCCTAATCCTTCAAACTGACGGCCTAAAAGATTTACTTTTCGACTTGCACCGGAAATGTCCATTTTATTAAATGAGTTAGAAACCGTGGTGCCTGTTTTTTTTGCCGAATTCCCCATTTTGTCCATAGAGTTTTCGACTTTTTCTGACTTTTGCTGTAAAGATTGAAACGAATCTTCGAGTTTTTCAAATCCATCGTGAAATATGCTATTAATATTTGCATTTATTTCCTTGACCGAGTTTGCTAAATCTTTAAATGCCGCTTGTACTTCTTTGACACCAGACGATATTCCGTCAGTATCTATTCTGGTATCAATGATAATTGAGCCATCAGCAGCCATGTGTCCACCTCCTAACTATTTGAGGTTCAACATCTCATTCAGCGCATCTTTGTACGCTTGCTCTTCATCGCTGAGACGTGTTTTTATATCAATAATGTTCTTGTTTTCCTGATAGAATTTCTTTTCCCATTTATCCAACCGCTCACCTTTTGCCTTTTTAGAGCGGATTCCAACCACTGTGTTGAACAGACATTCACCGGATTCCATGAAATATCCAAAGAACGTCCACCAGTGCATATACGGTACGGCTCTGATTTCTTTACCGGCAACTTTGTTCACAGCCGGAACGATCATGTCTCCGTCCTGTTCCCAGTCCATTAATCGGGGCTTTGGATGGTTTGGATTATCGTCCGACTGTCCACAGTCAATGAAATCAGATGCTTTTTGACAAGCTTCGTCCAGACACTCAGCCGGTATACTTTGCCAGTCCTCATACAGAATTTTCAGCATTACCTCCATCTTCCCGTATTCGTCCAGTTCTGGGTCGTTCATAGCTATAAGAATATCTATAATCGCACGAAAATCCGTTCTGATAGAAAAATCCACCCCACTGATATTTAGTGAGGTGGGTAGCTCATAGGCGGTCATTTTGTATACTTCTCCGTATACTTATTGACTGCTGCCTGCATTTTCTTTTTTCTCTTTTCAATCTCCGGTGCAATTGCTTCTGCAATCTTATCCAGAACGATATAGGCGAACACCTGACCATTTCCGAACACGGTAGTTGCCGTGATCGGCTCTTTGAACAGGTCTTTCGATGCTTCATATCCGAGCAGATAGTTGATTTTGTCTTCAATCTGTTTATTGAGTTCAGCCATCTCTTTACCGGAAGTGACTTTCTGAATGGAATCTTTGAGCTGCTCAAAATATTCTGTCAGTTCTTCTGCACGTGCTGCTACATTGATATCCGTCGGGTTCAGTTTGAAAGAAGAAAAAACTTCGTCTTCATTGTTTGTGAATGTAAAAATGAGAATTCCATCATCAATTTTGGTATTAATTACTTTTGCCATTTAGCATATCCTCCTTGTGTATGTGCTTATTCACTGTCAGCTGTGAATGTACCGGAACTGATATCAAATTTTCCTTTTACACGTTCGCCAACATAGTTCACGGTAAACGGAATCTGATAGCCGGATGTATCACCGCCGTAGGATGTCGGCACAACGTAGCAGTCCTGCTGGTATGCTTCATACTTGCCTGCCGTGGATTCTGTCCAAAGGTGGATCTCAACTGCTTTTGTTTTGAGGTTATCGTCTTTGTATCTGTTGTCTACGATCTTCTGTAATGCTCCAAACAGATCAGAAGTAGTGTCTGCATAGAACGGATCAGCATCAGAAGATACCTCATAGCCGTTATGCTTAAATGTGGATTCTCCAAGAATATTTTTAGATGTTTCGGTATCCGGGTTGAGCTCGATGTTGTACTCTTCCAGGTCCTTTCCAAGACGCTCATATTTTGGTGTCAGCCCTCCGCACAGAGAACCTGCATCAATGTAATGAGCCATATATTTACGGTCAATTTTGCCTGTAACTGCCATAGAAATGTCCTTTCTGCCTATAACTTTTAAAAGGCTGCGTAGGTTAGTGACTATCTCTAATTGATAGCCGGTTGTTACTTGTTATATTACTTCATAAGTATTTTCATAGCGTACTGACAATGGCAATAACCAATCCTGTACGCCGCTCTCCTGTGGTTCTAAACCATATGAGTTGTCGCGCATGATGCGTTTTATCGTTCGTCCCTGTGAAAGCTCTGGAAACGCATTCAAACGTGTCTCAACGCCATTTATGGCAACTGGTTCTCGACATATCCATTTACCGAGATTGTCAAGGAACTTCTGAACAGATAATTTCTGTCTTTCCTTGTCGGATGCTGTTCGGTATACCACATAAAATGGATACTGGCATACCTGATGCATTGTGCCGCAGACATCTTCTTTTTCCTTATAAACCAAAGCTCCATTATCCGCTGAGAACGCAATTCCTGATTCCTTGCCAAGTTCCTCAAATTTGATTGTTTTATTTTCGTATAGTCCCGGATACTGGTTCAGAAGTGCTTTCATGGCATCTGTCAGAATCTCGTATCCGGTTGCATCTTTTCCGATAGGCTTATCCGCCATGTCTACCACCTCCTGCCTGTGCTTTTACTTTGCGAATCCATGTGCTGCCATATTGCCGTTTAGCGGCATCGAACCACTTTGCCTGTGCCTGTGGGTGAGCCTGTTTGGTGTATTCAAGATTTTCCTTTGCGGCCGTCTGACCAGAAAACTGACTGACGAGAATCTTCTTTGCTCCACGTCTTGCGTAGGGACTTCCAGTTGCTTCGTCAACCATTCCTTTTCCCTCATACAAAAAACGTCCATAAGGAGCAGCCGCAGCACATACAAATCCAGTTCCTTGCAATGATGTACTTTTGGCTCTTGTTCGGTCAATAAAATCTCCTGAGATCATCGGCATAAACGGAACCATACTGTCCATGACCATTCCATCAAGGAGGTACTGGGCTTCTTGGTACTGTCTGGAAAATCTATCCATATTTAACTTGATTTTCATATCTCCATTAACTACGGAGAATCCTTTGAAATGATGAATCTTGCTCATATTACTTACCCAAAATCTCAAAGTGTGGAATCAGTGTGTACGGACCACCTACACTGGTAATCTTGAACACATTATCCTTGTTCTCGTTCATGTACTGATAGAATCCGTTCCGATAATCACCATCAGTTACCGTCCCACCAGTCCACTCGCCCTCCCAGAAGAACGATTCATCTGAGAATGTGATAGTATCCTCTAGAGCGTTGTTGATCTGCTGTTTCCACTCTTTAGGCGGCACCCATGGGAGAATCTTACCGTCTCTATCAGTAATGGTTATATCGCCATTCTGAACAGTATAACGAATGTGTAACTGTGCGTTGTCAGTTGCGTCTGGTCCGTACTTTTTAAGGATTGCCCCTTTGTCCGTAATGAGGTCAACACCAGATAGTACATGAGGATACCAGTACGCATCTCTTGTTGTCGGACTCTCATAATAATTGAAAATCGTCACAGTTTTTTCGTACATGATACCCTCTCCTTAATTATTCTTTCTGCACTGTCTGCTTAATAACCTGATTCACACCAGTAGCCGACAATCCGTTAAACATACCGACTGCAACTGCTGTGATATAATCCGTTGCCGGGAAATCCGGGATAACTCCCATTCCGACTGCTCCGAGAATTCCACCAATAACCGCCATGATTACCGGAATCCATTCATCGGAGATTCTTTTTGATGCTTTACAGCCCATTCCTACGATGTAGCAAATCATAACAATTGCTATACATGAGTCTAATGTTGAAATGTCCATAATCATTTACCTTTCATTGTTTTGCCGCAATCTGTACATTTCCAGATGTGCATTGTCGTGTATCTGTTTTCTCCGGTTTCTACCAGTAATGTATTGACCGGAATCTGATGTTTGTGTTTGCAATAAAATCTTTTTAAGATATTGATCATTCTTACACTCCTGCATGCAATACTGGTTTCATATCAATTTAAGTTCATTAAACGCTTTAAAAATCTTTGGTGATTGAATAGCAAACCAGTCAACCATTTCTTCATTTGTAGCCCAGCTTTCAGTGCTGTTCGAATTTGAGTCAAGACCGGATTCAAACAGAAACGCATGAATGATTTCATGACGGACAACCTGCTTCTGATAACTTTTAAGATCTACTTTTGATTCAATCTGACCTTTTGATGCTTCCATATCATCAACGACAATTTCCCGTATTGAGGAATCGGCATAGCCGTCCATCTTTGCCAAGCTCGGATATTCTTCTTCACTTCCAAATTTTACATTCCATTCAGAGCCTAAAATATTAACCTTGAAATCCTGCATATAAAATCGGTATCCCATCATCTGTCCTTACTCCCATCAGAAGCGGCAAAGCTGTCTTTAAGAGTAAGTCGTTCGTTTTCTGCACATCTCCAACAGCGGCATACACCGCACTCCATTCCTTTGCACTTGCCCCAATCTGCTGAGGCGTGGCATAAGAAATGGATTCACTGCCAGAGGACGCAGATGTTACAATGCCTGTAGTGCTACCACCGGACCCGATTGTGGTTGATGTTCCGCTAGCGGCGGCATTGGCAGCATTCTTTTCAGCAAGTTCAATCTGATACATTAATTCAGCCAGTGAGCAGACCACCTTTTTGATACGCTTCTGTGAGCGTTCATTTGTTGGCAGTCCGTCCACCAACCTGTCGAACGTCATGGTGTCCACAAAATCACTGGCTCTTTCTGCCAGTCGTGGGAAGTCGGTTTCTGGCACGACATTGCCGAATGATTCTGTATAGAATTTATAATCCGCATAAGCCATGCCAGTTACCTCCTAGTTAATCTACAGGCTCCACGGGAAAAGCCATTTCTCCTGATACCATTTCCACACCATCACCAGAAATAATAATCTTCTGGTGTGGATTGCAGTTTTTCTGAAACCATTCAACCGCTGTTTCCATAGCCTCTTTAAAATCTTTCAAATCGCTCTCCATAGCTGCTCCTTATCATTTTGCTGTTACGCTTGCGCTTCCGGCATTCAGTGCTTTGTATGTTCCATCACACTCAACTACTGTGATCTTCTGTCCGGTTGCCGCCTTGATGTCAGCTTTTCCGTCCCAAGAAGTCCAGTTTCTGAGATTCTGTCCATATCCGACAGTTACTGCATCTGCTGCGACTTTGTATTTATACACATTGCCGGCATTTTCCTTAACCGGATTTACAGTGATTTTTGTGTCGCCACTTGCTGTTCCAGCCACGGAATTTACTGTCAGAGCGCCAAGTGTTGGTGTCTCATCAATGGTGATTACCGCGATTGCGTCAATGTACTCCGCAAAAAGAGTAAGTCCCATAACTGCAAATGCTTCGGACACTGCTGTGTGGTAGTTGCCCTGTGTATGGAATCCGATCAGATTTGTCTCGCCAGATACAGTGTATACAAGGCCTGCTCTCGCAAAGTCAGATTCGTTCGGGTCTACATAGTAAAGTACGATGTTCTCGACAGGGGTAGCGATAACCTGTCCTCTCGGGATTTCGCTGTCGGATAACAGGAAAATAGTATTGAAGCCCATGAAATCTTTCATGTACTGGAACCCGAACTGGTTCTGAATAGAAATCTCAGCTGCTCCAAGGTATTCATATACGTCCAGAATATTGGCAAATCCAACAACGCCAGTCACATTTCTGTGCATCTGTTTGAACTTGTTTTCTACGCGCCCTTTAGCCATTGCCAGAGCCATCTGGAATGTTGTTTCTGTGGAAGTAAGCGTACCGGTTTTCAGATAATCATAGAATCTGCCGGTAACATCAGTCTGAAGCTGGAAAAGGAATTCATCATCGGTCATCTGAACAGCGTTCTCATAACCGTGGTCCTTGATCGCTTCGATAGATACAGCCTTTGCGTACTTCTCGATAGTCATTTCCGCATAGTTCTTTTCTTTTACAGTAAACTTGCTGTAAGGGATTTCCTCGCCCTCTGCCACTTTTCCGCTCTGTAAAGTACCCTCTGCGTATTTAGACTTGAGTACAGCACCCGGCTGCTTTTTGATAGGTCTCATGATACCCAGAATATCACGTAAGTGCTGCCAGTTTCTTTCGAATCTGGTAACAAAATCAATCTCACGTGCCGTTACCTGAATATCATTAGTCATGATAAGATTAGCTTTTGCTGCCATATAAAAAATCCTTTCTACCCATAATTGTTAAGGTATTGGGTTAGCGACTATACTCTGCGTCGTATAGTCGGTGCAAAAAAATCACTGGAATAATTGGATGTTCTGAGCAATAGCTGCCTGTCTTTCAGATGGGTCTTTGATTGCTTCAATATCTTTCCTGGTCATACTTCCCGGCGTCTGCTGCTGTCCAACGTGAGTGGTAAATCTTGCCTGATTCTGCTGAGCCTGCTGCTGAGATTCATCCACAAAAGCGGATGCGTCAGACTGTTTCATCTGCTCAATCAGGTCGTTCAGTCCGAGAATTTTACCATCTTTCAGCTTCAATCCTGCTTCTTTGATGTCTGCCATAACAGACTTCTTAGCCGCTTCACTGGAAAACTTAACATCATCGAGCGCCGCTTTGAGTGCATCTGAGAAATCACGGTCGTAGATTTTTGCATTGAACTCTTTTTCTGCATCCTCCGCTTTTTTCTTCCATTCAGCAAGCTCAGTCTGAATGTTTGCCGGGTCGATACCGTCAAAACCTTTTAAGGTTTCCTCTGCTGTCTCAGCACGTTCTTTCCAGTTATCGCGTTCACCCTCAATTTTTGACAGAGTTTTTGCCACTTCTTTCGCATTTTTGTAATGCTCAGAGAGTGCTTTCTTTACATCTGCCTGTTTGTCCTCCGGGATCTCAATTCCAAATGATTTAAGTGTGTCAATAAGTTTCTGCATATATATCCTCCTGGTCGTGTTTATTGACCTGCCGCCGCAGGTAAGTGGATTAAGCCAGTTAGACCACTGGCAGGGTAACTGGAATAACAGGAATCGAACCTGTGACACTCTGATTAACAGTCAGATGCTCTACCAACTGAGCTATATCCCATTAACCCGGATTCCCGGGTTAGCAAGGTATTTTACGTGCTATGCCTAAACACGAGACGTTTCGGGCTACGTCAACACCGCCTATACGGTCGCGCACCTCTGCACGGGTTGGATTCCACTATTCAGTTATATGCTCACAAGGAGGTATGCCGCCATGCACTAACGGCAATGGTACGTGTCGGAAATTGCATCCGCTTTTCAACCTCATGCTTCTTGTGTTAGCTAAACACTGCATTTTTTATTAAGGACACGTACCCAAGAAAGGAGGAATCAATGAAAAAATGCATCTATGTCAAGTGACTGTAATCACTTACGAATCTTCCTTATGAATACATTTTACCACAGACTCTTCAAAAAGTTGTGGTACATGTTTTAGCCAATTAGAGCATATCCCGGAGCTTTTCCACGTATCTCTTGACAAGATCACGTTCTTCCCGACACTCCGCGTCTTTGGACATATCGCTCATTTCTGTTGTGAGTTCGTCAAGGTGTTCTTCCAGAGCGGCAAGCATCTTTCTTTTGCAGTCCTCAGATTTGCCGGAACGATAGCTCTGTTTCTGTGTCATATAGTCGTCATAAGCATCTCGTCGGTCAGAGCGGCTGTAATGTCCTCTGACATAATGTTCACCACGTCTGGCATAAGAACTGCCCCGGTCGTAATCCGGCATCATTCTGCCATCATTTGCGCTGTACCTCCCCATGCTGTCGCGCTTTCTTCCACGTTCGCTGTAATCGTCATTGTATCCGCTACGCATCTCATCAAGGACCGTGTTGTAATACTCCACTTTCTTGTCCCAGTACTGTGTGTTCTTTATATCTTTGTACATATCAATCAGCTTGTATGTCATTTCCAGATTTCCAGTAGTCAACCCACTGTCAGCGATTTTGGACAGTTCGTCTTCAATTCTTGCACATAAGTCTTTAATGTCTCTCATAATCACACCTCCTATGCTTCTCTGGTCACGACAATATTTGCGTTCGCAACAGAAATTGCCTGATTGCTTGTATTCTCTACTGCGATATTAACACAACATCCGCGAGGTACATCAATATAGATACCAGAGGACACATTATTGTACTGATCTACTGCTGCCGGTGTGGAGATCATCTGAGAAGAAAGAACCGGCTCACCAGAGATTGCAATTGCCAGAGAAATAGCTCCGACAGTACCGCCTGTTGGAATTGCGATATTACCAGAAAAATCCACAAAAAATCTAGCCTTGCACTGGTTAGTCAGTCCCCTCAGAGTGATAATTCCACTTCCCTCTCTGTGCTGAATGCAGTTAGAACCTTTAACTGCTGTGTTTGAAAATACTACGTTTCCATTTGCTGCTACAGTCTGAGCAGCTACATTCGTATATTCTGCCATAAAAAATACTCCTTTCATATCACAAAAGGACAGGTCCCAGCCTGCCCCTCTGTGTAATACGGCATAAGCCGACATTCGAATCAATCGAAAGATACTCTCGATATGAAGTTATCAGCAATTACATCCAGCGTTGCATCCGCATCCGTAATATGTGTTCGGGTTAGGAACCTGATATGCCGGGATCGGTGCCGGATTGATCGCATTAATGAGCTGCTGTGTCTGTGAAGCCATTGCAGTTGTGAGAAGTGCACTCTGGCGATCCTGAGAAGCAGCACGTCTGAGATCATTGTTTTCAGCCTGAAGAGAAGAAATCTTTTCATTGCAAAGATAATCAAGAATTGCTCTTGTTCCTGCATTCTGACTGTCAATAATGTCTCTTGTGTTGTTGTTCATGGTGTTCTGGATTGCACAGGCGTTGGTAGCCATATCATATCTGATCTGTGCCTGTCCCGCCCTGTTGTCGCAGCAACACTGAGCTAACTGAGACTGCAATGCGCTGGTGTTCTGCATATTTGCTACAGTATCGGCATTGATTGCCTGCTGGATTCCAAATCCAGTCTGCATGATGTTTGTATTGATTCCATTAAAACCGGTAAGCATACCGTTGTTCACTGCGTAAAATCCATCACAGAGACCGTTGTTGATTCCGTCAAGTTTGCTGATTACTGCGGAATTGTCAAATCCTCTCTGAATGTCTGCCTGAGTAGCTGCTGTGGCTGTATATCCGCCGCCGTTGCCATTATTACCCCAGCCGTTGTTCCCCCATCCGAAGAAAGCAAAAATGAATAAAACAATAATCCACCAGCTGCCATCTCCACCAAACATGCCGTCGTTATTTCTACCGTTTCCAGTAGCAGCGGCAATATCTGCTAAGCTGTAATTTCCATCCATAGTTATAATCTCCTTTTTGTGTATTTACATCAATCTGGCCAGATTGTAATGTACTATTTCATTCCTTTCAGTATGTGCTGGAATTGCCCTGCCATCTGCTGAACCTGATTAAGCTGTTGCTGGGAAATTCGTCCAGATTGTAACATCTTCTCAACTTCTGCTTTCGGGTCTCCCTTAAAATTCTGTTTAAACTGCGTAAACTGCTGTACCATCTGCATTGGTCCGTTTCCTTGCGGCATTCCACCGCCAAGTGCGTTAAATAATGGATTACTCATCTGCGTTTCCTCCCTTGACCGCTGATTCCTGTGCGGTATTAGCCCTAACAGGTTCAGAAAATGAATTTAATCGGTTTATGATAGCTTCGTATTTACCCTTTAAATCGTCATATTCCTGTCTGGTGACGTATTTACTGTCCATGTTCTGAACAGGCTGTTTAGGCGGCATCTGAACGCCTACCTCATGGTATTCAAATGTCCGTAATGGCTGTGGCATACCGGAAACGTCTGTGGATTTTATGTAGAACTTTTCGCTTTCACTGTCCATTAGTAAAACACTTGTCCCGGGTGCTACCAGATAGGACTTCGCACCGACTTCGCCAGACACCCACAGGATGCCATTGTTATTCTGCTGGGGTTGCTGTACTGGTTGAGCTGGCATCTGGACAGGCTGCTGCTGAAATTGATTCATCTGTCCCGGAACGCCAAAACTATATTGATAAGGATTGTTATATAATGCCATCTCGTACACCTCCTATGACTTATTCTATGACTTATTCTATGACTTTCTATAGCTATATTTTTGCATAAAAAAAGAACCGGAAACAGTTCGTTTCTGGTTCTAATTAGTGTCTAAAAAGTATCAGCACACTTTGATTATTTTATTATTTACCCTCCGGCTTAATCGTTTCGCCGTGGACATGCTCACATTCATCTGTTCAGCACAGTACTCAAGCGTATATTCCTGACATCTCAGCCGGAACAGCTTTTCTTCATCCGGTGTAAAATTACACTCTGTCAAGAACCTGTCTATATCTTTCTTAGTGAACACATATAACTTCATGAGCATACCCCTTATTAATGCAATTAACGTTGATTCTGTGCAAGATAATTTGTAAGCTTCTGTTTTGTTTTTTTTAATTCCTCCACATTGTTGCCGCTGATCTGACTGTCCAGCATGGTCGACAATACTTCCAGAATTAATGAATCTCGTTCTGCGATTCTCCGAAGACTTTCATAATCTCGCCTATCATGTTCTTCCAGTGTTTCTACTCGCTTATTAAGCCGAAACGCCGGGGTAATCCACTTAAAGATTACGGCTGCCGCCCCTCCGACAATAGACACCCCTCCGCAGATAGAGAGGAAAATCTGTACAAATTCTGATATGCTCATTTATTCTCCTTTTCCCAGTAATATACTGGAATCTCATTACCGCTATCCCATGTATCGAAATATTTGCCCTCTTGCACTGTCACCACATGACCGTCTATGCAGAGAATATATGTGCCTGTCGGATGGTCTGTGCAAAAGTCGTTGACTGTATAGATATATCGTCCATGATCGTCTATCAAATGTCGCTGATATCCCAAGTCTTTAAGGTACGCGCCCCAGACATAATTCGCTGACGGCATGTCACATAGTTTACAGGCTCTTACCATTAGTTCTGTGAAAACTGTCTCCCAATCTTTCCCGGTTGCTTTGCAGATGGCACGAATAACACAATCTCCGACTCTTTTTCCTATAATTGGATTTGGATTATATTCTTCAAACATGCTCATTTTAAATACTCCCATAAATAACCACCGCCAATCCCTTTCCGGCACCATGCTTTTAGCGTTCCAATAGGATATCCAAGCAGTTCCGCTGCAACATGTGCAGAACAGTATGTAGCAAGAATTTTATTCTCTAGCGTTTTCTGGCAAACTGGTAGCGAAACAGTATCAATTGCACGGATTCTTGCTGTTCCATAATTATTGTTATACTGATACGTGCACCATTCTAAATTTTCAACGGAATTATTAAGCTTATTTTCATCTTTATGGTTTACGCAAGGCAATCCCTCTTTATTTGGAATAAAAGTTTCTGCAACAAGCCTATGAACTTGAAATTTTCTTTTATTCTTTTTACTATAAAGAGTTACTACATAATATCCGGAATTGATCAAATGCGGTTTTAAAATCAATTCCTTGGGTTTCCCTAATTTTGCACTTTCTTTGAAACTTTTTACGTTTCCTAAATTACTAACCTGGTATAATCCCTCATAACCTTTGACATCTTTCCAAATCTCTTGCATCTTATTCTCCTTTACGTATATATGTATATACGTATATTTTAGCATATTTTCATATTTACGTCTACACGTATTTATGATATATTTATCTCGGGAGGTGCATTATGAACAAAGTTAAATTTACAACAACTATTGATCAAGAGTTATTGGAAAAATTAAAAATCGCTGCCATCAAGGAAAAATGTTCTGCTTCATTTATTTTGGAAAAACTTATAAGAGAATATCTTAGCAACAAGGAAGGCAACTAGCCTTTCTTTTTTGCTGTCTTATATCGTTTCGCCGCTCCTCTGGCTTTTGCGGCGTTCTGGCGGTTCCACTTAGCGATCATAAGTCGGTCTTGTAGTTCCCTCAGGCCATTCCGTTTGCAATAATCTTTGTATGCAGCATTTTGTTTCTGTAAAAGATAAGACTTCCGGTCAAGGTCTTGCTGAAGTGCGAATTTTGCCTTTTCATTTGGCGCGTTTTCGACTCCTGCTTGCAGTCCAAGGACTTCACGCTTCGTTTTGCGGATTCTTCGCTCATAAGTACGTTGCCGCTGTTCTTTTTCGTACTGCTTGCCTTTATCAGCTTTATCCTGTGCCGATAATTCTGCATAGGGGTTGAATTCTCCATCACTTGCCCCAAAGCTATGCCGACAGTTGACCCCTGACAATCCGCTTGCTGTCCCATATCCGGTCAATGAGAACGGTGGAAATTTCTTACTCTTGCCAGAACGAGAGTATATCTTGCCTTGCCACCATGAGTGGTTTCCGGGATTCTCACCGCCGTCACCTGTTCTAGCTCCCATGTGAGCACTGACCAGAACTAAATCCCAGTCCATTTCTTCCATGCGCTTTAAGGATATATCTCCCGTAGCCTGAGCCACACCGGTTCTGACAGAACGCGCTACTGCTGTTTCAATCGTATCGCGTCTTTTCTTTCCTGTCTCTTTGTTTATGTATTCAACATATACGCCATCACTCACAACGTTATTAACTGCCTCTTTAATGGCTTGCGTATACCCAACTGCCCCAGTCATCACATGATTATATGTAAGGTCGCATTGCTCAATATAGAGCCTCTGAGCGGCACTTGCGGTTGTCCGTGTGAAGTTCTTCCAATCTCCTAGACAGTGGTTCATATTCCGCTCCATGAGTCTTATCATAGCCGGGGATTGTTCAAGTGGCACAGGGCTTAATCCTGCTGCCTTGTATACCTTATCATCATAGTTCATTGCAGTGATTCCGGCATCCTCAAACGCTTCAAGAAGTTCCTGTCGTTCACGTTTGGTATATCTGGATAATTCTGCCAGAATATCCTCTAGCAGTTCACCGGATTCCTGTAGCGTTCTGATTCTCCACGCGTCGGCATTGGTCAGAATATAGTCCTCACCTCTGCCGATTCTTGCCATCATTCTCGACACGATCTCAGAGATGATATACTGATGTAATTCTTCTGCAATCTGCTCGCTGCCCTCTGTTATCCGACGTAAATATTCTGGACTAAGTATAGCATATCACCTCTTTCGTCAAAAGTCGTGGTACATGTTTTGGTTTTTTACTAATTAACAAAAGCCCCTCTTTGGTTAATTAGTTTCCGTTTTCGATTCTTCTTCCTTATTAACATCCATCAGCTCATTGTACTGTTCCTCTGTGATTCTCCCAACTGCAAAAAACACATCAATCTTATTTTTCAAATCGTCTGTCAGTCCATTTCTTTTTTTAAGTTTTAATAATGTTCTATATAACATCTCTATACCTCCAATTCTGTTAATGCTACTGCATATTCGCTGTTGACATAGGCTTCTGCTGATTGTGTGTCCATATCATAGATGTAATCTCGGTTGTCGTTTAACTGTTGTTTTACATAGTTCCATCCATTAGCCATGCTAATCGGATAATTAAATACTGTATATCCGTCCAACTGTTCTGAATTGACGCTGATGTTTGTAGTAGGATAATATGTTGCAAGTGCTTTAAATGCAGTGTTTTCTTCTGTGGTGAGGTCGGTTTCTTGTTGCTCTAATAATTGATAAATCACATCAAAATCAAGACTCAACTCTTTTAATTCTTGCGCAGTATACAATTCATTATTTGATTTTTTTATATTTTTTATATATATAAATGTGCCATTTGCACATGTTGTCCAGCCACTCCATTTAAATGCTGAAAATATGCACTCTTTACCACCATTCTTCGCAGTATGTTCAATTACGATGGATAATCGATATTCTTCATCAATCGCCCCGCTTTTTGTATTAAATGTTCCACTTCCACACATTCTCACAACTTTTCCTCGTTCCACATCCACATAATCCGCAACATACTGTTGTCCATTGATTGTGACGTTGCCACCTGAACTTGCAGGAACAGCGTTGAGGGTATATGGGAGAGTGACGGTCTGAGATTTTGTTCCATCCTCGTTTGACACCTTCACTGTCGGATTCACAACGCTCTTAATCTCAATTGGATTTTCGACTGAGGGTGTTCCGTCCTGTGAAGATTTTCCGTATATCATCATATCCTGAATCTTTCCATTGTCAGAATCAGTGATGTGAGTTTCGCCCTGATTCGATGCATAGAACTTTGTAATTTTGTTGGATAAATCTTCCTTTAGCGAATCAGTTTCTACCTTTACTTCTTTGAATTTATCGCCTACGGCTTTGGAGTCGGCAAATGCACCCTCTAAAGACAATGTTGGGTCAGAAGCTGGCGTTCCAAACACTGCGTTGTAAGGTAGCTGCCGTTTCTTTCCATCTGCTGTGATTATTCCCTTAAATGTATCAGCCATTGTTATTTCCCTCCGTTGCTTTCAAGCTTACATAGCCATCTGCGTCCACGCTAAGTCCAACACCCTTATCGGACAGGTATGTCTGAACTGCTTCTGCTATAGCTTCTTTACTGGTTCCGATTCCGTCTACACAGAGTTTATACAGGTACTTTTCTTTTCTTGTAATTGGCTTTGGGATTTCGCCTGTATAATCACCTGTCAAGTACGCAAGATACTTTTCTTCCCTTGTTACTGGTTTATCTGCCATCTTTTTTACTCCTCTCCGAATAATGTTGGTTCTTTTGGCTGTGCTTCTTCAACCATTGCTTTCGCTTCATCTTCGGTCATTCCTTCAAATTTCACGAAATACAACCATGCCGGAACTTTGCCAGTGGTCACATACTGCCACCATCTAGCACGGTCGTTTTCACGCACATATAGGATGTCTCCGAAATCATAATTGACTTCATAAGCCCCAACAGGTGCAAGCCCGTACAAATCAGCGTAAACGTTCAGCGCGTAGATTACTTCGTCCAGACAAGATTCCAGTTTGTCTCGAACGTCCTTAATAAACTGCACTGTCCTCTGCTGTTCCGCTTCCACTCCTGTAGCCGTCTGAATGCCGCTAGATTCGTTAAAAACAAAGTAGCCGTTGGAGAATCCAATCTTGTACCCTAACTGGCTTAAAATGGCGTTTATGCCGCTTATACGGGTATCTGTGTTGAGCTGTGGATTAATTTCCTGATAGAACTCCTTTTCGTCCTGCCCAAACACATTCTTGACAAAGTGCGGTAATCTCATTTCCTTCCGTCTGTTCTCCATGCCCTGTGGTGACATAGCTGATACAGGCGTACCGCTTGGCATCAGCAGTCTATCATCTGCCAGAACAATCTTCTGAGAATCAAATATCTCTCCGGCATTTCGGCTGTATGCAATGTCGAGATCTTTCAGTTCTTCGATGGCTTCAGCAAATATTGGAAGTCCAAGTGGCGTACTAATGTCCACATTGTTTGCCTGTGGTGTCCGCAGCACTCCATACAAAGGCCCATCCAGTTTCTCTCCGTTTGCCTTGAGTATTGGCGGTGTATCTGCCATGAGGTCCGCCCATTTGGTCTGTTTAAGGTCAATCTTATCTCCGATGCTCTGAGGGGATTTTGATACATAAGCTCTATTAGAAACATAGTACGGATAGGTTGTCGCACCGTCCACAGTGGTCTCAATAAACCTATGATATTCAAGCCGTGTATAGTATTTCCGTCCAACAGTATAAGAATCCTTGAATATAATCCCCTTTATTTCCTGATTGTCATAATCTACAATCATCACATCTGCCGGCGTAAATATGTCAAGGCTCTCACCGTTCGGTTTGATGAATACCGTTCCATAAGCACAACCATACTCTACCCAGTGGCGGATTTGGAAATACACTTTGTCTATCTGTTCCTGTAACCATGTAGCCCTTGCGGAACCATCAATCTGAATGCCGATCGCCAGTGTTGCGAGCCGTGCTGTCTCTGAGCAGACAGATTTCGCGAAATTAATCGTTTTGATATTATTCTTATCGTCTAACCATTCCGGTGCACCTCTATAGATGTTCGCACACCTGTTAATCAGTGATTCCATTTCTGGAAATTCTGCTGCCTGGATATTGAAGTCCTCTTCAGCTTGTTTTTTGAATATCATGTTAAACCACCTTTTTAGTGTTGTTATTAGTCCCATTTAGTCACCTGTCGCTATCTTCTTTCCACACATCGGACAATAATTAAGGTCAAACGGTCTGGAAGTAATGCTCCCTTTTCGGTCTTTCATGTGTATGTACAACATGCAGCCGTATATATATTTGTTCTTCTTGCGTTCTGGATTATCATGACATTCTTTCCAAGAAGCTAATTCATCACAAAATTTACACATTATGCACTGTACCCCCTTCTGTTAAATAACGGCTCATAAGCATACCTAAGTGCCGAGATTGCATGATCGTTTCCGTCAGGATAACCGCTTATTACATTTCCCTCTTTGTCCCTGTCATACTCATACTCCGTAATTTCTTTGTATGCATTCGGTGTACGCTTCGGGTCAATGACTATGGTTTTTGTTTGCAAGAATTTAAAACCATACTCAATACTTCCCGGCCCTTTAATTGCTCCTCTGGCAGGAAGTCCGGCATCCCGGAAGTCATTCACGGACTTAGGCTCCGCAGAATCGCATATCATCGTATAATCGTCATAGCCTTTCTTCTTGATCCAATCAGCGGTCTTGGAGTTGCTCCATTTATTTACATATAGCTCGTCAATTAGATATATCTTCTCTCTAGCAGAATCGTAATAAGTTCGGAGATAGCAGAAGGCATCCGGGTACCATCCATAATCTACGCCAGCGAAAATACGATCCATGTGACCGATCTCTTCGTCTGTAATATCTCTAATCTCCAGATATTCAAATACGTTTCCGCCGTCACCATTTGGAACACCTAAGTATTCATGCTCATAGGCTTCTGGATTGATTTCTTTCAGATGCGCTGCATCGTCAATAAACTTCTGCCCGAGCCACTCCGCCGGGGCTTCCAGATAACTCGAACGATGAATAACTCTTTTTGGGTTAGGTTTAAGCTTGATCTTGTTTACCCAGTTTGATTTTGATTTTGGCGGGTTGTATGACGAAAAATCATAGGATTCGTCACCACCACGAAGCACTGACTGATTAACAGAACGCTCCTGAGCATCTCCCTTCATTTGATCTTTTTCTTCTTTCCAGAGGATTCCGATATATCCAAATTCCGGCTTAATAGATTTCAGTTTGGTTTCATCGTCCAGACCACGGAAGTATATTGTCTGCCCTGTCTTAATATACTTGATCTCAAGTGGTGACACCTTGCATTCAAATTCTTCCATCAGTCCCAGTTCGTTGATAGCCCATTTTATGTTAGCATATACAGAATCTTTCAGAGTACCGGCCACCTGTCTTGTAATGCAGGCGTGCATCTGAGGATTATTCTTGATAAGTTCAACAATCTTAAAAGCTACGAATGAGGATTTCAGACCACCTCGACCGCCCTCGAATACATATTCGATATTAGGTTTAATCTGTCGGTTAATGTCCACAAACGCCTTGCCGAGTACTCTGGCAGGAAGTTCGTATTCTTCGTCATCGTCTTTTGAAGCTGCTGTTAACTGCTCCCATTTTTCGATAGCCTGTATATTTCCATCTACCGCTTTTTTATACAGAGAATTTGCTACGACCGCCATGTTATTTGCGTCTTCATCAGCAATCCCCATTTTTGCAAGTTCTTTTTTTGCAGCAGTCGGGGCAGGGTTCTCGGCTATCATTTTTGCTAATTCAGAAAGGGTTTTCTTTCGACGACGTGCTTGACCTGACGCAATGCCACCTTTTTTTGCAATTCTCGCCTGTTCCTCGCCTGTTCGAAACTGTGTGGCCACCCCATTATTTAAATTCTGATCATTTGCCATCCTATCAACATCCAATCATATCCTTTCTGAATTAAGCTATAAAACCCCATAGTAACACTTCTGAGTATATTCTAGCACAGGTCAGTAGAAAAGTTGTGGTACATGTTTGAGGAATTTTGCGTTAAAAAAGAGCCGGCAAATACCGACTCTCTAATTTTATTCGTTGCTTTGTAATTTTCTAATTACCTCGCCCTGATCTCCCGGACACCCCATGAAACATTCCGGGCAATGTTCGTAAAATGTACATCTGATGCAGTCATGTGGACTGATTGAGCTGCAATATTGGTTCAGTACTGCGAATGCTGATATGGCAAGCTGTGGGGTTATGTCTGGTGGCTTAAACATCATGTTTTTGCTCGCCCTGGTCACTTCCACGTTATCATCTTTGAACTTTACAGTATCCCCATTACATTTTATCGTAACTTCGTTCTTTTCTCTGTCAATTTCAAGTGTAGGTTTGTTATCTGCCATCTTCTTCACCCCAATCTAATTTCTGTCCACACTTGTTGCAATAAAAGTCAGATTTATAAAGTTCTTCTATATTGCAAACCGGACAGTTGCCTTTTGTTGTGCAATATCTGCCAGAAAAATCAAAAATAGTTTGCACATTATTTGGTCTCATTGGAATCTGCTTTTTCAATGCTTTAACTGCTAATTCTAACGCTTCACGGTACTCAATAATTTCTGGTGCACTCCGACCATACTTTTTGATTAAACCAATGCGTTCCTGTAAGATGTTGATTGCTTTTTCTGTTTTATTCGCCATTAGTTTTCATCTCCTCCAACTTATTCTCAGCTTCTTCACGGGTAAGGAATACTGTTTTGCCAAGACGATCATAATAATTTCCAATCTGAATATATCGCAAATTAACTTCGGCTATATAATATTCTTCCCTGCTATCACATTCACGTTCACAACTATAGTTTTCACATTTATTTCTTCTCTTACCGTATTTAGTGCATTTTGTCCATCTATAATTTATTTGATACAATACTCTGTTTAAATCGTCTGGCAATCTCACAAGCAAGCCCTGTTCTTCTAAGTCTTCATAATCGCAAAGCTTTCGTGCCGCTGAAATGTAATCGTGCTGTTTAACCCAGATATCTGATTCTCCATCTGGTGTAATATCATATCTTTCTGTTAATCTCTCCATCTACTTCACCTCTTCCATCTGACTTTCTACAGTATCTGCAAGTAGCTTCAAAGACTCAATAAATGAGTCAGTCAATGCTGTTATGTCTGGTTTTTTAGCAAATGTTCTGACAAGTTTTACTGCACCCTTGATTTTTTCTTCATCTTCGATAATTTCGGATGCTTCACACAATGTTTTTTCATCATTTCTGTAAGTAACGGTCTTGGCACAGTAAAAATTTAATATGTTTGGAAATGGAATTTCAATATGATTTAAATGATTTTCTCTCGCCCATGTGAATCCCTGAAATCTCGCTATTTTTAGAATACTCAAATATTCTTCCTGTGTCTTTACAAATACACTTTTCCCTGTTAAATCAATCATCATAATTTCCTCCTGTAATCTCATCAATACAATCATTCCAGCCGATCTTATAGCTCGGCAGTTTACCTCCTGCTTTGAAATACTCGCCGTTATAAAGCCCAGTTAGTTTCATTTTCTCTGGCAATGGCTTCAATGGACATCCTTTCATTAACTCATCCCATGAATCACTAGCTTTGAAATTTGCATCATCATCTTGTGCTGTACATTCATCTGCACCGTTTAATAGCGGACAACATATACATTTTCTCTGGTGTATCAATCACTAATACTGATTTACTCATCTGATTCCTCCTGTAATAATTCTGGATTGTCAAAGGCATTAACTAGTACCTCTACCGTGGTTTCTCCGTTA